GGAAACGAGAGCCATCCATGTGAGACACTGGAACAGGCTTGGACTCTGCCCGAAGATTGGTCATTGCGCCCACCTGGTTCACTGGGTCGTTGCGCACGTTCATCTGTCCGGGGTTTCCTGCACGGTCCGGGTTGGAACGATTGTCGCTGCTACGGGTCAGAGCCCTATCGGTATAAGCACCACAACCACCCTCGGCATATGGCTGGTACACATTGTACTGCGCCGGGCCCATAGACAGCGTATCGTTACGGCTCGTCTGTTCGTCGCGCATGGTGGTCCGAGCCGTCTTGAGATACTCTGGGCGACCCTCGGCACCAGTCACGGCACCGCCTTGGCCCTGGGCACGGTTCTGTGCCGGAACACGGTGCCACGCCTTGGTCTCCTTGGCCTGGTGAGTCACCTCGCCGATACCGCCGGCGCCTCCCGACTTGATGAAAGAATCGGCGGGACCCGTGCGACCCTCGAGTGTCGTGAGCCGCTCCTCGTTGACGTTATTGGGCAACACGCGGAAGTACTGGTGGAAACCGCCAGCGGATGGCACGTCGGCACCGACGCCCAAACCTGGACCGACACGACGGCGCTCAATGGGCTGCAGGTTATTCATCTTATTCGTCACATATTGGCGGTTATACAGGTCGTAAACAGGCTGGCCGAAAGGAAACCGGTTCGCATCGGGAGAGACGTCCTGGAGATTAGGCACCGCCTCCTTGGGTTGGAGACGCCAGTCACCGATGCGCCGACCCAGGTTAGGGGTCATGACGCGAAGGTCAAAGGCATCCTTGGAGTGATCACGGGCGTTTGCCGCCAGGTCGATATCACGCCGGGTAATTGGTCGAGTGGTTGGCAGTGGTTTGCGTTCGGCTGACTCTTCCGAGCCGTCCGAGAGGCGCTTACCGGCAAACACAAGACCCACAACAGCTGCTAGGGCCAAAGGGTCCATATTAGTATTTACGGAGGAATTATTTTACTTGTTTACGTTGTAACGCTGAACGAAGCGAGTGTTTTGGTCGGCAGCATAGGTGCTGATAGGGTCCCACGTCAGGACACGCTGTGGGATGTTCACGTAGCTATTGGGAAAGTCGTAACTCTGCTCGGTCCAATTCTTTTTCCACGCCGTGGTGGTCTGCTCACGCAGGTACGAGCCGGTGTCGGCCAGGTCCTCGAGCACAACGGTCGCCGGGCCCATGTGAACGTTGGGCTGGAGAATAAGGGGAGCCGCGTCGAGTCGTGGCATTATTAATTTTAGTTGCGAAAAAAAGCTTAGCGTCCATTGCCTGCACGCATCTGAGTGCGCTCGGGGAAATGGAACTGGAAGTTATCTGGGTCACACGCACGGCCACCCTGGTCCTTGCACATTGGTGCAAACTGCTTGCCATAGGCGGCTGTTGCAAAGGCGTTCTGGTCGTTTGGAATGGTGGTGGCGGCTACTGTATAGAAGTTGCGTTCGGCGTCCCGGACACGTTCGAACGGGTGAATGCTGCTCCACGCCGCCTGGACCTCACCACGGACACTTGGGTACCACGCCGCTGGTGGCCGATCAGGATTCTCGGTATAGTCACTCATCAAAACATTCGCCATTGGGTTGTCCAGAGTGGGCATGGTCACCTCATCACGCAGGAGACCGAGGGCACGGTCATCGGCATAGGCTGGACGCAGACGGCCATCAGAAATCATGTTAGAAGTCCACATATAGTACAGAACGCCTAGGGCCAGAGCACCAAGGGCGAAAATGCGCGGGTCCCGGTTAATCAGGTACACGACGATGGTGGCGTACAGGATAAAGCGGGTCGTTGCTGCGACGCGCTCTCGCCCCGACTGACGTGCGGTTGGCCAAAAGTCCATCAACTCACTCGTATTGAAAATATCTTTGACGTCCATCTACTGTTTACTTGGAAATTTTTCTAGTCGCCTTGCGCTTTGGCTTGGGCACCTGACGTGGAGCTGGTCCACCGGCCATCAAGGCGGCCAGTGGGTTGGCACCGCCGCCATTTCCGAGCATCTGAGACAGCATATTGTTCATACCAGCCATCAGGGACGCCTCGTCAATCTGGCCGTTTGGAGCCTTTTTCATATTCTTGGCACAATTCTCTGCAGCCGACTCGATCATACTGAGCGTCTCGGGGGGGAACATATTGATGGTTGTGCCGAGCATGTACAGAGTCTGATAGTACTGCCAGATTGCCGCCTTGGTGTTGTCCGTGCACGCCTCAGTCTTCCAAATCTCGTGTAGGTTCAGGGATGCAGTGCAAGGGTTGGCTTCGCAAAAGAATGCCGGATCCTTGCCCATCATCTGTGGGACCCATGGGGCAATGTCCTTCATAAACTTGTCAAACGAGGCGCGATTCATAGGAGCCGCCTGCACCTCCTTAATCTTTGGCTCATCGGGGAAGGTCTGTGCGAGTTCACCGATAAACTGACCCATCATCTCGTTAAACGCGGCGAGGGTGGTCATTTAGTTACTAAGTTTCTATTTCTTTAGTTGCGGAAAATTCTGTTTGCAATTTCAACCTTGCTTCGCAGACCCGTGATGTTCACACCGTACTGGGCGGCAATCTTCTTGAGGTGCGCAAGTGAAACGCCCGTGCCATGCACGTACGAAAGACGACCTTTATTGCCTTCGAGTTTCATACGGCCCGTCTCGGGTGTATAGGCGACACGCCACTTGGAGCGGCGGTTCGCCCTCTTAGAACGCTGCAACATTGCAGCAATTCTGGGTGACACTGGGGAGGCGGTTCTTTTCTTGGGTGGAGACGCCTTCTTGGGTGGCGAGGCTGCCTTGGGGGCGACGAGCCGGACCGTCTGTGAAGCCTCGGCAGCAAGGAGCTTACGGATGGCATTCTGAACCATTTTACGCGCCGCCACACGGGTCGGCGAGTTTCTCTGACGCACGACCGTCCGGAGATTACGGCCCGGCCCCTCAATCTTCATGTATTCACGAGGGGCTGCCACGAACCGCATCATTTCACGCACTACCGGAGAGCCGCGGGTCGCCGTCACATTCTTTACGAGAACGGCACGAGGGCCGGCGTTGCCCCGAGCCTTGAGCATAAAAGCCGCACGGGACTTGGGTGACAGCTTGAGGAATTCAGCCGCACTAGGTTTCATTTATTGTATGAAAATATTTAAAAAGGTTCCTTCATGATTGGCTCGTGGGACCCCTGACCCTGGCTGACGATAAAGTAAACCAAAAAACCGACCAAGAAAGCATTCTTGAAATAGTCCGAGTTTTTCAGTTTACCCTCGTTGTTCATCTTCGCCTTGACGTATACATAGGCCATGACGGCGGCGGCTGCAATGACGGCGGCACTGAACGGCTCTTTGAAATAGTGTTCCATGCGTCTACTAGGTTCCAAGATGTTATTTAGGTCGATTACGCGCCGAGCTTTTGAATCTTGGTCGGGGCGTCGTCAAACAGCGTCTGCTCTGGGAGAGCCGGGGTCCCACCGGACCCTGGAACCTCTGGAGGCGTGAGGCCGTTCGAGGCGGTCACCATCGTGTCAACACCCCCTGGAGTCTTGCCAATCTCCATACCCGACCCTCCATTTCCTGCCGTCCCCGCGGCATCATTCACGGTGGGCATGGCGTCGAGCTCGTCATTGTTTTCAATGTCTGGAATCTCGCCGTCACCCTCCTGCTCGGGGTCCTCATCCTCGTGGTCCATATTCAGGTCCTGACCCGCATCGGGCAGTGGCAGATACGTGTTGAGAATCTCAGCCGTGGGAACAAGGTCCTCGATCACGAGGCAGATGTGCTTGTGGAACCGCTTGTTGAGGTCCTCGTTACGTTCAGACTCGCTGTTATTTTCACATATGATGAATGGGCTCTCATAGAGGTCCTTGGCGCAAGCCTCGTAGCACCGCTGAACAAACACGTCGTTCGCGGGGAGCTTGATGCTAATCTTTTTGGATTTCTTGTCGGTACGGATCGCGCTCAGAATCTTGACGTGGATGACAAAGACGGCTGCGAGCAGGTTGGGGAACAAAGGTTGGGACTTGACGATGGCCTCTGTATTTTTGAGTGAAATTGAAGAGTTCCAGGTCTTGACACCCCGGAGGAGCTCCTGGAACACACGCGTGGTGTTCTTGCCCTGGGACTCTTTCTTGGCCTCGAGCCAAATTTCCCAAAATGCTTCAATCATCACGGGAATCATGGCGTCACAAAGTTTCTTGGTGAAACGGCGTTCAGACTCGTTGAGGATGTCCATGCTCACTATAATAAGTACGGAGCACTTATTTGCTAGCCAAAATCCGCAGCACTTAGTTTACATAGACCCCCTCGCAAGCAGCTTTCCAGTACTGGACATCTCCCTCGAGTTGATGAATACGGTTCAAGAGCTCCACCTCAATGTCCTCCTTGTGAGCGAGCCGGCGTTTCAGGCGCTCAATTTCATTCTCAAATTGCTTGGACTGGATTCGAACATCCTTCACCTCCTTGGAAGCTTCCCACGCCAAGTGCATCTTGGACTTTTTGTGCTGAGCCATATTTTTATAAGTAAAATTGGGTCGGCATGGACATGTCAACAAGGTACTTACTTCCATTTTGTCTTTATTGTTTTCTTAATCTTTAATATGTCACGTAAACTTGTAGGAACGCTACTTCCCGGTCGAGGGAGCTCATCACCCCGACCTCCCAGTGAACGAGTTATAGTCAGTTTAGCTAAAAAAATATTACCAGCCGCCTTGAAAATGGGTGGTATGCACAACAGCCACGCAAAAGCCGTGGGACACTCGGCGGTCAACTTTGTTTTGGCCAATTCGAACCAAGTCGGACCACGAGCCAACAAGTTGGTGAATGCGAGTATAAATTATTACTTTTCACCCGGACCGTCTTCGCCGTACACGAGGCAGATGCTACCCCATATCATGCGCTTCACCAAAACGTATGCACCAAGTCACCACGCCGCGCTCCAGGGATCGTTTATCCGCAAGACGCCCAAAATTCTGGTCAGGTCCGTGTTCCGGTCTTAGTGACGCGCAG